ATATAAGATTGGTGCTAAACCTGTTCTAGTTAAAACAGGATACGGAGAACAAACTCTAAAAGAGCTTAATAAATTTACTAATCAAAAGATTAAAAAGAAAACTATGGTCTTTGACGACTTATCTAGCTTTGTCGACTGGTTAGTCCCTCAACCAGAACCTGTTTCTAATAAAATATTAAACGACAAACTAATACGATCTTCTATAGTTTGATTTTCTTTAACACTATGGTCTAAGAAACTAGGCCACATAACTAATCTACCTTGTTCCGGCGAAAAGTTAATTTCATGACATTCTATGCCACCAATTGGATTACACTTTAAGGCTTTAAGAGCATTCCTAAAAACTATGTCTCCGTCTTTGCCATTTGTTTTATACCAATAAACTCCACTTATAGCGTTAGTACCGTGATCGTGTGTATGTGCGTGAAGTCCTGGTTTAGTTAATGTTAACCATGATGTATCAATAATTGGTTTATAGCCGGGTTTAACTTGCATCATTGCCATAAAATTCTTACAGTGCCTCATAATTGCATCAGTAACAATATTCATATTTTCTAATTTTAAGATAGACTCGCTAAAATCTCCTTTATTAGATAAAAAGTGTGTATTAGACGACCAAAAAGTATTTTGTCCCCAACTGTCGTTTGCATATAATTTATTAACAACTCGTTGAAGATCACCTTGTACACTGTCGTACTCAGTACCTTCTAGTTTACAAGTATACATTGGTGTAGGAAATAATGATATAACTTGTGGATCGTCCATTTAAGTACCTTAAATAAAAAACATTTGATTAATTCTATAGGTGTCGCCAGTAAACCATTCAGGTTCTATCATTGCAGTATGTATAACATTTTGTCTATACAATGCTAGTCTATTAAATGCCATTTCTGCATACCCTAACATCTGTCCGTTCTCTGCATAAAATGCGGTGCCTCCTTGGGATTCTTCATTATAGTTTAAGTATAACGTAGCAGCAAAACTTCCGGGGTCGGAACTATCCATATGCGGATATTGCTGGTCTTGTCCTTGCATTACATTTACTAGAAAGGTCATATAATTAAAAGCACTTATAATGTCGTGATCTGTTTTACAAGGCCCGTCGCTAAAATTATCTTTAATAAGCGAAAGAAACGTATCTGCTAAACAAGTCATATCAAGACCTAAGTTTATCGATAATCCCGGATATGTATTTCTAGCCATATTTTTAGCAGCAGGTGTTGATAACGCCAGTTCTCTAACCTTTTCCGGGTATAGATAAAAGTCATCTACAATAACGCACTTAGAATTTCCTAAATATCCTGAGTATATATTACAATTAGGGTTAACTGCAAATATATCCTTTTCGTTTATACGTGTAATCATGCTCTGTCATTATGCTTAATTTCAACTAGCATTTTAACTGCTGGAAAGTAAATGTAGTTAATACCTGAATTATAAAGTGTACGCATTGCATCATCAATGGTTTCAACTAGCGGCTCACCGCCTAAGTTAAACGAGGTATTAAACAATGCAGGAACACCTGTTTGCTTTTTAAATTCGTTTATTAAGTTGTACCAATGTTCGTTTTGTTCTTGTGTAACAGTTTGAATACGGCAAGTTCCGTCAACGTGGATAACTGCTGGAATCTTTTCTTCAACTCCAGGGCGACAGTTTACAGCATACATCATGCTTGGAGAATCTTCCATGCCGCGTAGATCAAACCATTCGTGTACATCGTCCTGTAATACTGATGCAGCAAACGGACGGAAGTATTCTCTTCGTTTAATCTTGTTAACAAAATCTTTGCCATTTGGATCTGTTGGGTCGTACATCAACGATCTGTTGCCTAATGCTCGCGGACCGCTTTCTGCTCTTTCTTGGTACAGTGCTACAATGTTTCTAGACCTAATAGTGTTAATAACATCTTCGTAGTTAACATTTTCTGTAACAGTTCCGCCATATAATGCTGCTGTTTCTACTATAGCTTCTTTAGTAATTTCTTGTATTGGACCTAAATACAAGTTCTCATTCTTAGGTCTTACTCTGTCATCTTGGCTAGTTAAATGGTATTGATAAAACGCCGCTCCCATTGCTGTTCCTGCATCGTTTGACACTGGCTCTACATAGATCTTTACATCATCTGGTAAATGCTTTAAGTAATAATAATTTGCTACGCAGTTAAGACCGTATCCACCGCTAATAACAATATTCTTATTACCAGTACGTTCAATAGACATTTTAATAAGTTTAAGTACTTCTTCTTGTGATTCTGTTTGCACATTGTACGCCATATTTCTGCGAGAAGGCAACAAGGTAACATCTTCTTTGTCTGCTTCGTCTAGCAGTTTGTTAATTCTAATCTGTTCCCATTTATCTTCAGGATCCTTCATTGATGCATAAATGTCACTATACTTTAGAACTCTATCATCTAGTTCTGGAAATTCTTCTTCGTTTACAAATGCACCATTAGGGTATGTATTATTAAATAAATCTTTATTGCCGCCAAATTTGCCGTAAATCTTAGGTGCTTTGTTAGGCTCTCCGTAAGGGAACAATCCCATAGTTTTTCCCGCTTCAATAGAATCAAAACCACAGAATCTAGTTACGGCTTCATACGCTTTAACAATTCCGGCTTTATCATTGATAATAACTTCAGGACCGTTGCCGTCACTGTTAATGTGTTCAGTTCTCCAAGGACCATTGCCGCCAAAATGTTTAAACACCTCACCAAAGTTTGCAGGATACGAACAGTCATATACACTTTCAACTTCCCACATAGTATCGCCATCTGGACGTTGAATAAATGTTCCTGCGCCGTCTACAATAATAGCACTTGCTTTATCAAACCCTGATCGATAAAATGCTAGTGCTGCGTGATTTCTATGATGTTGGTCGTGGTATTTAACTACTTGTGTGTTTATATCTTCGATCAATCTAAGTTTTCTAGCTAGTGCAGAATAGATATCTTGTCTTACAAAATCGTTAATAGGTTCGTCCGAATCCTGAGTGTGTGAAATGACCAAGTAATCAATCTTGTCAGTATAGTCTAAAATTTTAACCATACTTGCTAACGGTCCGCCATCGTACTTATAACGAGATAGTCTTTCTTCTTCAATAGCAAACACAATTTCTCCGTCTTTTAAAAGGCAGACTCCTGCGTTATGGCCTCTAGCAATTCCTGCAATATAACCTGTCTTATTCATTTATTACTGTGCTCCTAATGCGTTATCAACTGTTTTAACAATTTGTTCAATAGTATCGTCACTAAGTTTCATTAAATTTTCATTGTGTCTATCAACTCTAATATCTTGTACAATCCTAATAGGAGAGTATCGTCTCTCATCTTTACCGTTGTCTATAACATCTATAGTTGTATTATTAGTGTAAGACGTGTTTTCCGGAAATGTACTGCCTATGACTACAGCGCCTGGCTTTTTTAAAGCATGGGCAATATGTTGTCCAACACTATCGCAACCTAAGAAATAGTCAGCAGAATTAATAATACCAGTCCATTGTAATAGGCTTACGTCTTCAGGAAATAAAACACCAAGGGCGCCGTTACTAGGAACCTTCCATTGACTCATTAAAATTACTGCGTATTTTTTGTTTAATTCTTTGACTACTTTTGTTATGTCTTCTACTTCAAATGATCTGCCGCTTGGATCAATAACAGTATTACCTACAATTTCTGCTGTAGAACCAAACGGCTGAAATACAATAACCTTTTCTTTTTGTAAACCGTTTCTTGCTTCTTGTACAAGCTCTGCACCTGTAACGATATCACTTTTACTAATAAAAATATCAAAATCTTTTGTTTCAGGTACCTCTTCAGGAGGTGTATCATAATTGATAAGCATATCAAATGCTTGAATTAGGTTTGCTCTTTGTGTAAAATAAGCATTTAGCCTATATGGCTCTGGAGTAATAATTTCTCTGTCTTTAACTTTTTCAAATATGTTAGGATCGTCAGGTGGATAAACATTTCCTGCAAGAATCTTACTAGAAAGATAAAGATCAATCCACCCTTCAACAACAATAACCACATCTGGGTCAATGTGTTTAGCGTAATATTCTAGTGCTGGAATTGCGCAAAGAACACGGCCTGCGCCGCCATTAATAAAAAATGCTTTTTTCATATTGTACCTTTAACTGTGTAGAAGCGTGTACAATATTTATAGTGGAGTATTTGTATAAAGTTTGAATATGGCTGTAAAAGTACTGGGCAATGCCCAGTACAATTACATTTACTCTACACCGTCTGGAAGTTGATCAACTGCTGCTTGATCTTCGTCTGTACGATCTTCAATACGAATAACATGAACGTGTGGATCTTCAAAATCCATGTCAATTTCGTCTGGCGGTACTGGAAATTTAACTAGCCAATTAGGACAATCTACCCAGTCAACTGGAAGATCTCTAAGTTGCTGTCTATATGTCAACCATTTATTTTTAAGTTCATCTGGCATGTCAGGAGCAACTTTTACATCACTTGCTTCTAGCATTGAGTTACGCATTTTCCGTAACCAATCGTCATCTCTAACCCTATCATATACTTTAAAGACTGGATCTGCTTCCCAATTCATTTCGCATTCTCTTTTTTGATATACAATTCTAATATCAGTTGGATATGCAAGTGTTGTGTTTGCTTGATCGTTAGGCTCTACTTGAGCTTCATATCTCTTAATCTCGCCTCGTTCATCTGGTCCTGCTTTAAGCATACAGACTTTAACATAATCTGTATCGGTTTCTGCTTTAAAAACTACACGTTCTCTTTCTGGAGC